CAAATCTTTTTGCTCTGGTGTGTAAACTGTAACTTCATTTGTTACGTGTTCTTGACTTGTTTTGTCTACGATCACCTTAGGCTCAACTGTAAGATTATCACTACCTTCATATAACTGTTTAGCAATGCTTTCTAACTCATTAAATTTTTCTGGTACCATCATTAGGTGTACAGCAACGGGACAGTCAACACTGTTTGCTACTTCAATAAAATGTTCTACGTCTGCGTATTGTGGATGATACGAAATAATAAATCCGTCTGTGTAATTACTAATTTCTTTGTAATACTTTACACGTTGACTTCCGTTTGTGACAAAACTAAAATAGTGTCCTTGTTTTTTTACAAGTTTTGCAAGATCAATAAAGTGTTTCCAGTATGTAGGTTCTCCACCACTTATTCTGTAACACATTGTCTTAGGTACTTTTAATTTTTCAACAAAGTTTTTTACAGTTTCCCATTTAGGTTGTCCTGTACTTCCGTTATGTAAAATGTCTGGACAGTATTCACAACGATAGTTACACTTGTTGCTGAGAGTCCAACTAACAAGGAACCAATCTTTTTTCGTTATGTCTACATATTCTAATTTCAATTTCTCATCTCTAATGTATTGATATGGTTTCCACTTTCCCATTCATCAATTATAAACTTAATTACTTTTGCAACTGATTCTGGTTTTAATAATTTGTGTTGTTTTTTAAAATAATGAAACTTTGTTCTTAGTTCTTCTAATACTTCTTTGCTTTTATAAACATCTTTGCCTGCAAAGTCTGTATCACAAAATGCAGGAACAACAAGACTTGCTTTACACTCAGGTCTTAAACTATTCCATTGATGTGTTTTTGTGTGTAGTTCTAATTTGTTTTTGTAATAATCTTCTTCAAAGAAAATATCATTTGTAGTATTTGCAACAACTGATCCTATGTTTACACATAACTTGTCTTTGTCTTGATTAAACACACTCCACATATCAAACAGTGTACTTTGTGTATTTTCACAGTAAACATTGTTAATAAAGATATCAACATCACGTAAATGATCAAATGCTTTTCCAGTATCTCTTACATCACATGCCCATTCTTCATTTCTGTCAAGCAGTACCCAAACATAATCATGTTTGTATAATTCGTAAAATGCTTTTCCAATTCCTGCTTTGTGTCCTGTTAATCCTACTTGCATAAAGCCTCTCCAAGTTCAGGAAATATTTTAGTGTAGTCTAATCCACGTTGTTCATCAAGTACTCTTATGTAATCAAGTGTTTGAGGTAACTTTGCTGACCAGTCTTCTTCCATCATATATTTTATTAAACCTTCCCAACGTACTTGGCCCATTGGGTGTTGAATCCATTGTGTGTTAAATTTTTGTCTTTCTATAAATGCTTCAATGCGTTTTTTAGCAAACTGTTTATACTCTTCTGGTAACACTCGTACATTTAAGTAAGACGGAAAGTATACAAGGTGTGTACTAATCATACCGCCTTGTGTTTGTGCATTTACTTTACTAAACTTTTGATCAAGTTTCCATTCAGCAAGTTCATCAAGATGTGCTACATTAAACATCTGTACTGCTGACGCTATGTTAATATTAATATTTGCATTACTTGAATCAAGTATTTTTATATTCTTTTCAATGTCTGCCCATTTGCTTGGGTGACGTATGTAATCATTCTTTTCACCATATGCATCAATACTAAAGTTAAATGTTACTTCTTTAAAGTGTTGCCATAACACAAACAGTTCAGGTTTCAATACAAGTCCATTACTGTTATATCTAATACAACAATTTTCAGCATGTCCTTCATCAACCATAAATTGTAATATGTTATAGTGTTCAGGAATCATTAGAGGCTCGCCACCTGCAAAATATAATTCTTTGATGTGCTGTGCTTGGTCTTTCATAGAATCAAGAAACGATCCTTTCTTATACCAAGTGTAATCAAAGTCTTCATTCCAACTTTGATCGTTAATTAAATCTTTGTTTGTATACTTAGGATGATTTAGTTTCCATTCCTTAATCCAACTACTTGAATCATGTGGACTACACATAACACATTTAAGTTGACATACATTACCTAAACGTAAATCAAAGTAAGGAACATTTACAGGTAAGTCACCTTGTTCTCCTGTTTTTGCTACAATACTATCTATGTCTAAACGTTGTTTCCATACTTCTGTTTCCCATTGACGTTTGCTAACAATACCTTTGCTTTCTTCTGCAAAACATTTACGACAACTTGCTGGTATCTCATCATTTAACATTTGCAATCTTGTTCGACGCATGTGTTCACTATTCCATACTTCTTCAATAGTGTGTTCACGCAAGTTCATGCTTACTCCGTCTTTCTTAACAAGTCCTGCTGTCTTGTCATCTTCAACTCCTGCACCTGATGCATTAGCAGTACAACAAACTCTAACATCGCCGTTAGGTCTTGTTGCTAAATGTATCCAAGGTAAAGGACAAAATGTTTTAGACATGTTCCTTCCTTTCAAACTGTGCATTTAGTTTGTCAAACTTTCCACACTGTTTAGAACATTCTGCAAGTCCTGTTGAAGTCCAACAACCACTAATACTACTAAAGAAGTTGCTGTCAAATATTTCTTTAAATGATTGTTTATGCAAGTTAGGAAACTTACCAATCTTTACCATGTAATCTATTCTACTACCACTGTGCTGTGGTAACCATTCTAAGTCTAACCAACAGCAAGGACTAACATTACCATTTGCACTTATGTACATTTGATTATCTTGTTTTGCTTTGCAAGTAATTAAAGGCAACTTTTCTTGTTGTGCTTCTTTTGCCGGAGCAATCATTTCAAGACTCTTACTTGACGGCAATAAGGTATGTGTGATTTTGTAGTTGTCATCAAGCACATCAAACCTACCGTCTTTGAATCTTGTTGTATGTTTAATACTAAATCCTTTGAATCCTAACTCCTTGCTCATCTTTTCACAAGTATCAACTTGGTGTTCGTTATGTTTGAATACAAGCATGTCCCAACGTGCATCTCCGCCTACGTGTATAAACTGTGATGCATTGTTAATAATCTTTTCCCAGTTAGTGTTTATTCTGTATAGTGCATGAGTATCTCCAAGTCCGTCAATGCCAAACACAACTTTTACTTTTAGTTCTGCAAGTCCGCGCCACCACTCTTTAGTTCTACCACTTCCGTTAGTGTGCATTTGCAATGTCATTTCTGAATTGTTTTCACGTAGATATCTAAAAATTTCTAATGTGTCTTTTGCAACAATAGGATCGCCCAAGTTACCACACATATTAAGAAACTTTAATTGTTGTACAAAACTTACAGGAAACCATTCCTTAAAAGTGTCAATAGATATTTCTTCCAAGTCTAAGCCTTCAAGTAACGGTCCGCCATGTAATCGTCTTGGACACATAGGACATCTTGCTTGGCACTTAGAAGTTACTTCTAAATGTATTGATGTAATATCTTCGTAGTTATACATTACTTTTGATTTAATCTCCCAAGTGTAGCATTAACAGTGTCTGGATTTAGATCAACATTTACAATTAACCAGTAACTATCATTAAAGCCACTATTGAATAGGTAGTGCATTTTTAAAGTATCTACAAAGTATAGTCTACCTACTTCCCAATGTAGCATTTTATCTTCTAATACAAAATTAAAATAAGGTGGATTAACATTACGCAAAGGCATTATCAATCTAAAACTGTCTGCTCTACCTGAACTGTAGTTCCAATCTCTATGTGGAGGAAAGAATCCGCCCGGACCAAACTTTAAAAAGTGTGTTCTATAGTAATTGTCCTTCCAAGGTTCTAACACTTCTTCTATTTGTTTGTTTAGAACTGGTGTAGGCACATTAAAATCTTTTTCGTTATATCCTGTTTTGTTTTCTTTGTTATATTCATACAAACTATCTAAGTCTGGTACACCTGTAATACCGCCATCTAAACTTGTAATACTTAAACCCCAACGATTAATATCCTTACGTGGATTATATTTTACCCAATCAAATTCATTTGCCCAAGCAATCATTGCCTCAGCATCTGTTGTGATGTCTAATTCTATAAGTTGACCGTATTGTGTAAGTCTGTGAATCATTTTTTCTTTCCTATAACCATAAAACGTTTATATTTGGGTAATTCTATTTCGTCTTTAATATCTACATCTAACAAACTTCGTCTTGCAAACTGTTCTAAGTTCTTACAACAGTTAATATGTTCTTCTAATTCATAGTAGTCATTACTTTGTACAACAACTTGTGCTGAATCAGGAACTTTTGCTAACCACTTTTTGTATTTGTCTTGTGTAATATGTTCGCAACTTGTATTAATTACAATGTATGGTTCTGCTGTGTATTCGTAATCTACCATATCGCAGGTTACTGCTTCAAACTTACCTTCCATTTCGTATCTCTTGTTTACTGTAGTTGCAATTTCTTTGCATACAGGATCAACATCAACACTTACAACTTTCTTAATACCTATTTCACTGTTGAATAGCATACTTGCTAACAATCCATTCCAACCTCCATGTATAACAATTTCAGCATTTCGGATCATTTTGTTTTTTTCAGCGACAGTTTCAATCAACCATAACTTGGATTGTATTTGACCACCCCAGAAAGTTTCTAATGTACGATCTTTATCTTCGCTATTGCGAATTGCGTCCATCCAGAACTTAATATCTTGAATATCAATTTTCATTTCTAATCTTACTATTATATTTAACTGCTTCTTCAAGCAGTGAAAGTTCAGTATTATATCCTTTTGCTTGATGTAAGAACGCATCTACGTCTTTAGGAAAACAATGCCCACCAAATCCACGTTCTTTTGTTACATTAGTATGACTGTATCCTATACGAGAGTCATCTGCAACATATTTCCTTACTTGTTCAAAGTCTACACCTGCTTTTTCACAGAAATCATACAACTGATTAAAATATGTAACCTTTAATGCAAGATAACTGTTACGTACATACTTGGCTATTACAAGATCTTCTGGATCTGCAATCTTTACATCAACAGTACCAAGTAAGTCTACAAAAAATCCTGACCAAAACTGTGTATTATCTCCACCAAGTAAAATTTGTTGCGTGTTTGCAAAGTCTGAGTTTGCATTTGCGGCAGTTAAAAACTCTGGACTGAATGTTATTTCCTTTTCAGGAAACGTATCTTTAAGCATACGCCAACCTTCAAGACTGATTGTGCTTTTAATTAGTATAGGAATCTCATTAGATGCTTTTTCTATTACCTGATACACATTATCCATTACACAATAAC